TGTCAAACCATTAGACACCTATGAGTGCTCTATTGCTGGACTGAATACAACTCAAGAGTGTGACTACTATGCTTTCGTGCGAGTTAAGAATGACCTATCTGTAGGTTGGTTCTTGGGTGTGTACGAAAAACAACAGTATATGCTTGACAGCATGTTCATGAAAAAGGGTACAATTGATTCCAGCAATGGCTACACTGTGAAGTCTGATTGCTACAACCTCAAAATCAACCAACTGAAAGGACATGAATATGTCAACCAATAAAGCAACTATTGTCTTCACTGACGACAACGATGGCAGCCTCTCTATTCAGATTACATTTGAACCTGAGCAGCCTAACAAGGAAAGCAACGCACACATCGCTGCTGTGTTGGCTCACCAGTACATCGTCAAGAAAGTTGATGAGGCTTACATCGATGAATCAGCCGAATGAACCTGTGAAGCGCACGTCTGTCACCACCACAGACATGCAGGCAAAGACAAAGAAGGTGGAGTACTATCGCGTTGCTGATACAACAACAACGTTGTGTTTTCTACATCTGCATTGTGGCTTTCTCATCCTCGGTAAGAGCGCTTGTGTAGACCCTGCCAAGTTCAACGTAGCCCTTGGTGAGAAGTATGCATACGAAGATGCCATCAACAAGATGTGGGAGCTAGAAGGTTATCTGCTTAGCAACGAACTTTATGGAGACAATCATGCAACAGTTTAAACGACCACAGCATTTGCTGCGTATCCAGTTTGAGAAGGGCTACTATGCCTTCAGCCGTGGCTGGCTCACCAACAGCTACGATCCATCTAGCTTGGCTGGCATGGAATGGGAGCGTGGCTTTAATGCTGCATACTTTGACAACCTTGCACGGATTAGTAAATGACATTCAATCGTCTACATAATATGCGCAACCCTCACCAAGGCAGCAACAAGAAAGTGTTGTGTGTCTGTTCTGCTGGGTTGTTGCGTAGTCCTACGTTAGCTTGGATCTTGTCTAACGAGCCGTTCAACTTCAACACCAGAGCAGTTGGTACGTCCAGCGAATATGCTTTGATTGTGTTGGATGAGGTGCAGCTTCAATGGGCGGATGCTGTTGTCTTTGTTGACGATGGCAACTACCAAGCAGCCTGCTACGACCACAAGGAATTGATTGATAATATGGAACATCACGTGTTGAAGATTCCTGACATCTATGAGTATCGTCATCCGAAGCTTGTAGAGGCTGCGACAGCACAGTTGAAAGAAGCTTTCAAGTTGTGATATAACATTGACAGCGGGGATTCAGGGCATCCGTAAGTCTCATAAGCTCTACGCAGAAGTTTCGAGTACTTCCCCCGCTTCCATTTATGTATATCGGTAGCTCAACTGGCAGAGCAACGGATTCCAAATCCGTAGGTTGTGTGTTCGACTCACACCCGGTATCCCAAATAAAAAGGGCAGCTTCATCGGCTGCCCTTTTTTTCGTCTGTACTTATCACCGACGACTTGCTAGTCCACCCTTCGCCAGCTTTTCTGCTGCATTGAATACAGCATTAAGCTCTTTAATACGACCAGCTTCCTCATAAGCGTCACCGCCAAAGTTTGACCCGTAGTTAGACAATGCTTTGGTAAAATCTCTAAGCGTCTGTGCTTTTTGTTTTGCACCAGCAGCATCAAGAATGTTAGCGACTTTATTTATTTCCTTAGCCTTGTCAGATAACGAGTTTAATTTTGTAGCAGCTTGATGACCACGACCACCCTTCACTGAAACATTTGATGCCATATTGTTGATGACGCTCATCAGATCACGAACACCACCATATGTTGTGTATGCATCAGCAACACTCTTGTTATTAACCGCATTCTTCAATGTAGCCTCAAACCGTTTGGCTGTCTCGTTATACATCTCAGGCGATGCGTCCCTCTTAGATGGGGCAGTCAACGCTTCCATATCACTAGCAGCACTGCGTAGTCTAAGCTTGTCAGCCTCAACCATCATGTTTTCTTTTTCAAAATAACCAGCACGTGGTAAAGCTATTGGACGAACAACTGTTGATGACCCATTGATTGATCTTGCAACAGTGTTCAGGTCTTTATTTTCATAAGCACCCGGTGACATGTTAATTCTTGTGAACACATAATCTGCATATGGCATTTTTGTATACAAGATATTATTGGGATTTGTACCACCAAAACCTTCGTTAACTGCGTTCAGGTTTAGATCGCTAGTAAAAGAAGGAGCACCTACCATAAACTCTTCATGGTAACTAGATGTTTTTTGAGGACTCATGAATCCTTTTGCTTTTACTGGTGCGATCTTGGCTGGTTTATTCCCATGCCATAGTTTCTTATCGGGAATATCTTTGTATTGTTCACGAAGAGTATCAAGTTTATTCTGATAGCTAGTTGCCATTTTCATACCAACATCTTTATCAGACGCTACACTAAATTCACGATTGAACTTAGCCCTGAATTCTCCTTGCAATACACCCAAAACTTCATCGTCAAACATATCAAACGATTCATCTTTCCGAATGTTACTGAACTCTTTAGTCCTGTACTGTCTAATTGAATCCAACAAATCATTGCGTTGTTTGACGTAGTTCTTTTGCTCTGACATGGTAGCATCGTCCATGTCCAATTCTGGAATTTTAAAATTAAGATCACCAGAGTCGAAACCGTTTGTCTTCTTACCAAGAGGTTCTGTCACAACATCGGCTTCAAATGAGGCCAACTCATCATCCAACATTGAGTCAGCACCCTTGCTTGGTTTAACAGCAATACCGTTCACAGACACTTCGTTGCCATCAATGTCATACTCAATATTGTCTACCAAAGAATCATCAGCCTTCTTAGCAAAAGGCGGTGGTGGTGTCTCAGAAAACTTCAACCCTTTAGCTTGAGCAGTGAAACTATGCAGAGTATTTTCATACTCTTCAGGACTGGATACTTTCATACTCTTCAACTGAGCAGGCGTATACGATTCCAACATAGCCTCTTCACCCATGATGTAGTCTTCATCAGAAAAGGCTTTAGAGGGCGCAGGAGCCTCTATCGTCTGTGCTGGTGGGGTAGATAGGGCTTGCTCTGTTTGGCTCAACGCAGGCGCTTCTGGTGGCTTTGCTGCCGCTTCAGGAAGCGTAGGCGTAGGCTTTGCTGCAGGTTTAGGCAGCACAGGCTTCTTACCCATCAACATGTTGGCGGTTTGATCCATTGCTGCAGACGGTGCAGGGCTGGACAATTGTTTGTTGATGATGGTGTCGATGGCTGCATCGTCTGTTGGTGTAACAGTGGCAGCTTTCTTCTTGAGTGTTTCCAAGATTGGTTCAGCAGCTTCACCGACAGCTTTCTTACCCAACACTTTACCAACAACACCACCTTTGGCGAATGCAAGATTACCCAGCATTGCCTCATACTTATCGACAGCTTTGTAGTCTTTGGCTTCTTCCAGAGTTACACCATTATTATCACGAGCATAACGTTCGTTGATAACCTTGCGCTGATCTTGTGACAGCTTGTCGAAACGCATCTTCTTCACACGCAACAAATCCTCAGACATAAACTTACCGTCTGTTTTGTCACGAGCAATACTTGTCACATCACGAACAACGTTTGTCAGCGCCAGCTTCTGCTCAGTGGGAGACAGTGCTTGGTAGCGCTTGTTTGCTATGGTGCGCTCAATGGCGCTAATGACCATTGGGTTAGCAGCTTCAACAAAGGCACGATCATACAAACGGTCACCAGACGATGGACCATACAGTTTGAATGGATCGATACCGAGTCGAACAATCTCTTTCTCAGCAACAGTTTTTGGTGGTGCTTCACGTACACCAACCAAGCTGTAGAAGAATTCACCTTCCTTGTACACTGGGCCTTCGCGCAAACGTGGAACAGCTTCTGGAAGTTCTTCTTTGAGAACAGGCAACTTACCCTGCACACGATTGGTAGCAGCTTCCAAGAAACGATCACCACTTCCTTCAGCAGTGATGACGTTAGGGTCACGCTGAACAGCACCTTCTTCGCGGAACAAGTCGAAGAATTCGTAAGCGCTCTTGAACACAAATGGTTGTGAGAAACGAGCAACGAAGTCACCCAACACTTTACCCAAAGCAATCTCAAGCTTGTCTGCTTCTTTCTCAGACGACATAGCGGCAAACACTTGATCAAGGAATTGGTTCTGTGTACCTGCTGGCATCTTCATACCAACGATGGACTCAACCATCTCAGCAGTCTTTGGCTCCAACCCCATCTTACGCTTAGCCATGAAGTCGGCAACAGCCAATGTTGGACCAAGAGGGAACACAGCACGAGTGTCAACAGTGGAACCATCATCTTGTTTAATGTTGAACCATTCAGTGTCTTGGTTGTTCAGACGGTAGTCATACGCTGCAGCCAATGCTGCTGTACCAACAACACCCTTAGCAATGTTCTCTTGGCCTTTACGGATGAGAGCTTCACCACCGGAAGAGCCTGCAGCTTTCAACAAAGAACCCTGCAACAAGTCTTCCATACCTGACGCTGCACCAAAGACGCTATAGCGATACTGGAAAGCAATGGCGTTAGACATGAAGCGCGGGAATGTAGCGATCAAACTACCACCGGGAAATTCAGCAGCCTTAACAAACAAGTTACCTGCAGCTTCTGCACCAGCTTCAAAGGTTTGAATGCCTTGCTTCTGAACCTTTGGTGTGTACGAGAATGTAGCCTTCAGAGTTTCGTCTGTAGCTTGTTGCAAGATGGATGCTGGGATGGTCTTGCCTTGACCAATCACTTCATACATGTCCAAACCAGCACGGCGCATGTGCTTCTCAACAGAAGCGTTGAAGATGGCTTTACGGAAGAAAGCGTCTTGTGCCACGTTCAAGGTGTTGAAGACCTGTGCAGCCTTAGACAACTCAGTGGTGGAGCTTTCCTGTGTAGCACTCAAGATGTTGTTGCGCAACGCAGGGTTGTGTTGCAACAAAGTGTCTGTCACTTCAGTGGACAACCCACCCTTTGCCATGTAGCCATAGACGCTGAATGCATCACTCATTGTGTCACCAAGACTACGCATAGCTGTGGTGAGTCGTTGACCCTTAGCAGCACCATCCAGTGTACGACCAACAGTGTACAAAGCACCTTCGACCAGCGAAGCAGCAGAGTTGTATGTCAGACCAACAGTGGTGCCCAAGACGTTACGAACTGTGGTGCCGATACCGGACACAATGAACGCCTTAGATTCACGCTCAGCAAAACGAATAGCTTGACCAACACGACCAAGTGCTGACACTTGACTGTCTGGTTTAGCAAACAACTCATCGACCTGCTGCTTAATGACAGGGTCAATCTCTGTCATGCGCTTGAGCACCTTTGATGCTGCAGAGTATTGCTGCATTACCTGAGCAGCCTCTGACACAGTCATCTTGTTTGCTTTGGCGAAGTCGTCTGGTGTCAGTCCTTCTTTACGAATGGCTTGTTCCAGCACAGCATCGTTGACGTTGTCCAAGTTGGAGAACACTTCGTTGATGGCAGAGCTAGTTTGCTGACCCGGTTTAAGTCGGAATGTAGGATCTTGTTCAATGACGTGCATCGCCACACGAACAGCACGAGCAGACATGTCCTTCTGAACCTTCGCATCTGTCAAAGCTGTAGCAGGATTGACCTCGTCCAAGATACGTCTACCTTCAATCTTAATGAAGTCTTCAACAACCTTGTCCATGTTCTCAGTGACAGGATCAATCAAGATGCGCTCAGTAGATGTGATAGGTGCGTTGGGGTCTTTAGGTACTGCTTGTTTCTTCTTCAAGATGTCAGTGAGTTGGTCAGCACCAGTCTTACCAGCAGGGACAGCCATAGTACCCTTAGCTTCAAAGAAGCCACCAACAGCACCAATCAAAGCAGCAAGACCAATCTGTGTAGCGTCCAAGTCTTTAGGTGTCTGACCAAGCTCTGTAGATACAGCTTGTTGTTTCTTTTGTTCGACAACGTTCTGACCAGCACCGATGATTGCCTCAGTACCCATAGTGGCAGCAGTGACAGCAGCAGGTGTAGCCTTCAACAACGAAGCTGTTGCAGCCTTTGTTGCTTCCTTAGCAATCATCTTCTTACCAGCAGTGGCAACACCGAAACCAATGTAGTTGGTCAAGTCAGTCAATGCAGACTTAGCAATGTCTACATACGGTGTCATGCCGGGTTGACCGCCTTCTTCTGTTGCGCTCTTAACCTGATCAAACAAACGTGTACCAGCAGCAAGCTTCTCCCTGTCAGACATTGGAGAGTTCTTCAGCTTATTCAGAGCAGCGATGTTAGAGAAGGTGTTCCATTCTTGACCACGCAAATTGGACATGAAGCCTGCAACAAACTGTTCTTTGTTCTGGCCTTCTTTGTACTCTGTACCTGTTGCCACTTTGTTGTAGTCTTGAACAATCTTGAACAACTCAGGATTGGTGTAGAGTTCTTTGTAGTCAAACTTAGGTGGTTCAGGTTTAGCACGTTCTTCAACGGCAGCAGCCTGCACTTTCTTTAGCTCTGTAGCACGTTGACGTGGAGCAGCAAAGGCAGGCTTAGTCAGATCGACTTCAGGCTTTGCAGCCATGCGTTCGATTTGTTGTGGTGTTGGTCTAGCAGCAGTCAGTGAAGGTGCTGTGTCTGTAAAGACAATAGACGGTTTAGTCGGAGTGTCGGTGAACTTAATTGTTGACGAAGAAGATTGCTCTTCCTCATCTAAGAATTTAATAGCCATTGTTATTGAACCTCTGCTGGTCGTCCATTGATTGTAATCTTAGTGCCTTTGGGAAGTTTAGCCGCTTCAGCTTCTGCCACACTCTTGAAGTTTTTAACTGGTGTGGCAGCAGGTGTCTGTGTCGTAGGTGTAGCAGCACCGCTGTCACGCATGACAGAAGGAACGACAGAGGTGAATGAGTTCAGCACCGATGCAACATCACGGTTGAATGGTTTACCTTCAGCGTCTGTGTAGAGCGACAAAGCGTTCTTGGCTGCATTAGCTTGTGTCTCCAAGATCTGACGGCGAAGAGTGTCGTTGTCACCGATGTAATCAATACCAACACTACCATCAGCCTTCTCAACAATAGCAAGCTGCTTAGACTTAATCAAGTCACCATGCTTAGCTGCAACAGCACGAGCAACAGAAGCGGATGTGAATGTATTCAGTGTACCAAGTGCAGGAATCTTACCTTCACCCTCACCGTCTTTAGTAACCTTCTTAGCCAATGCTTCAGCACGAATGTCAGCCATGAGCTTATCGTATTCAGGCTTAGCTGCTTTACGTGTTTCAGCATCACCGAACATGTAACGATTCTTGATGTCAGCAACTTTGTTAGAGAATTGTGATTGTTCTGTTGTAAGTGTGTCTTTGATCGTCTTGAAAATATACAAGTCAGCTTTAGCCAAGGCAACATCTTCAGGAGTACCTTTACGTGTAGCATCAAGTAATTTAGCTTTAGCTTCTTGTTCTTGTTTATCGAAGCTCTTTGGTGGCTGCATTGAAGTAAAGTCAAACTCAGCACCTGTTTCAAACTCTGGACGCTTATAACCACTGGCAGCACGAAGCTGATCAATAGAAACACCCATAGCTTTAGCAGTTTGCTCTTCAGCTTTAGAGCCTGCACGGGTAGCAGCACGGCTACGCAGTGTACCAATACCAAACAAACTATCTGGTTTAGCTGCAGTTGTTTCTCCTTCAGCTTGACGGGCTGCTTGTGAAACTGCAGGCACCTCTGTATACTTCTTCAACCGTTCCATAGCTGTCAAAGATGAGGCATTGTCTTCTTTAATCTTTACAACATCTCCAACTTTGAAAGTACCGGGATTAGCCTTAGCAGCTTCAACAGCCATAGACATGTACGCTTTGTTTGTAGCAGCAGCAAACAATTCAGCTTCAGTAGCTGTCTTGTCAAATGTACGCAGTGTCTTGATATTCTCAGACACTTCATTTTCCAGCTTACGGTTATCGGCCTGCACCTTATCGTAGTTTTCTTTCAACGCTTTGATGCCGAACGTAGCAGAAGCCGCAGCTTGTTTTTCGTCTTCCTTTAGAGTTGCTGTAATATTTTCTGCAGCGCCTGCAATGAATGAACTAAATCTAAATCCCATTACATATTCTCCATCTTGTTAGGCTTACGGGCCATCAAACCAGAAAGCTCCACCACCGATTCTTCTTCAACATCTGTTGTGGGAGCAGAGGCTTTCTTCAAAGCATTCTTGATGACGCGATCAGGAATAACATCCTCATCAGGATCTTTTTCAAACACTTGATATTCAACACCATGTATCTCAGCCAACGTTACAAGCATCTCAATAATGACAGGGATCACCAAGATACCAGCATCAATAGTGTGTACATTACTAGCTACACCAGCCAGCATCAAAGCATTGGCAACAGCGGCAAGAGGCAAACCAGTTTCAATCAAATCAATAGCTCGATTGATAACTGTAGGTTGAGACAATGTGTCAATGTAAACATTGGCAACATCACTCACTTTAACATACTTAGGTGGAGTGTTCCAAGGTGTACTGCGTGGTGCATCCGTAAATGAAATACCGGGTGGTACAGATTTGATAAAATCAATTGTGCTCAAATTAGCCATTCTTCATTTCCTCTCGTGACTTACGAATATTTTGAACAAAGCTGGCAATAACATCTATGTCAGTCTTCGGTTGTTCCTTAGACGGTAAGGTCTTGGATGGTGACAACAAGCCTTTAGCGTCTTTGGTTTTTGCCGATGTACTGTTACGTGAAGCAACAATACTTTCAATCTTTTTCATGTAATTTTTAATATGCTGCATGTTATTGTTCCTTAGTCAAAGATGCTTTTAATATCAGCAATAGTAATGTTCTTAACCACTTCACCGAAGAAGCTTCCGAGAGCACTACTACTTTCAGCATCAGCTTTAATGTTTGCTACATCTTTCTGAATAGAAGCAATAGCCAAGTTAGTGATTCGATCTTTACCACTTTCACCAGTCTTCCAAGAATACGACAACAGGTCACGATAGGTCTGACTTTGTTGTGCGTAAACTGAGGCAGACAATTCTGTAGCGTTCTTTGCGTTAACAGCGTTAGCGGCATTGACAGCAGCAGTGTTAGCTGTAGAAACATCAGCCAAGATTTTAGCATTAACGACATTGATTTCTGCAGCCATACGAGTGTTAAACTCTTGACGGTCATTAGCTTCTTGAGCGTTAAACTTTATCAACGCATTAGCTGCATCCATGTTCGCAAGATTTACTTTGTTGCGTTCACTGGCATTGAACTGACTAGCCGTAAGAGCCAATGTTTCTGAAATCTTAGCTGCCTCCAAAGTATTGTTAGCGTTAGTGATACGTACAGCATTGGAAAGGGCAGCGTCACTCAGTAAAGCATCAGCAACTTCCTGTGCCTTGAACAGAGAAGTTTGTTGACGCAACTCCAAGTTCTTAACATCCATCATCAAAAAAGATTTGGCATTATCGACAGCGGCTTGTTGACGATTATTCAAGTTGGTTGTCTCAAGCTGCGACATCTGTGCAGCCTTAGCTAACACCACAGCGTTACGTGCTGACAAATTCGCAACATCCATTGTGTTAGTCAGTCGCGCATTCTCAATTGCAATAGTAGTCTGTGCATCAAAGTTCTTATCAGCAATGTCGGCTACACGAGCAGCGTTCAATACACGAGTCTGAAACGCCTGATCAAATTCTTGACCAAGAAACTGAGCACGTTGCTGTCCAGTCAACACAGCAATCTGTTGACGGTTGGACAAGTTCTGCAATCCCATCTGCTCAAACACTTTAGCATCAGCAGCAGCAATAGGTGTAGCAGCTTCCAGTGTTGCTTGAACGATGGCTTGACCAGCAAGGCTAGATGCCCCTAGTCCACGGGCAGCAAGCTGAGCAGTGGCATTTCGCATTGAAGCAGCAGCCCAAGGTGGTGGGGCACCAGCGTCAAAGTTGCTGAGTAATTTATTCAACTGACCTTGCACAGTCATTTCTTCTGTAACAGCGCCCTGTGCAGCCTGTGTAGCCGCCAATGTCTTTTCAACCCTGCCCATGTCAACAGTTGGACCAGCCACCATTTCACCAGCCTGTGCAACACGTGTTGGCGCACCAGCCACTTGAGCAGCAGCACCCTGTGCAGCTTGTACACCAGCCAGTGCGGTTGTTTCAGGTGCCTGTGTAGCTGCAGTGATCTGTGCTTGTTGAGAAACAGCGCCTTGTTCGGGTTGTAGCTTAGCAAGCTCTGCCGATACAGCAGGAACAGCGGTAGCTGCTGTAGCAGTAGGGGCAGTGACAACACCCGGTGCGGCAACACCAGTGGCTTCAGCGGCCTGTGCAGGAACAGCAGATGTAACATCACCTATAGTTGGCGTAGTAGCCAACATACCGGGAGTAATTTGAGTTTGCTGTGCTGTGTACGATCCGGCTCGGGGAACGTTCGGAGCACCGACAGTGGTGTCTGGTGTACTACCACCAACCAATCCTTTTGCTTTATTAATTGCCGTTTCTAAATCTTGTTCACGCCACTGTGGTAATGCTTCATTAATTTCAGTAGCTGTATAACCAGATGTAGCTAACCATTTATCTAAATCAGCCTGAGTGCCTTTCCCATTGTTGGCGTTATACCAGTCCTTAATTTCTTGTATTCTTTTTGGATCAGATTTAGGTTTTGTTGTTGCAGGAAGAGGAGTAATATTAACACCAATACCACCAGTACCCACACCGGGAGTGTTAGCAATATTAGATGATGTTATGTCTGTATTTTGAATACCTTTGAATGTATTATCCACTCCAGCAGTAGCAGCACGTTTAGTACCACCAGTACCCATTGTTTCCGCAATTAGGAATTCATCTGGCCCAAGTTCCGTGCGTATAGCATCTCGTGATGCTTGACGTGTGGTGCGATCCATATCCACCTGTTTTAACCGATTAACGGCTTGTTCAACAGTTTCACCTGACAATCGTGGGATACTGGAAGGATTCGCAAAGTACGAAGACAAATTTGGATCAGACGGTGTATATGCCTTAAGTTTTGCTGCGGCTGCTTCGTCTTCTTTGGTTTTTACGTCTATGTATCGCTGGCGCTCCGCTTCACTCATGGGACCACCACCACCTACAACAAACTCACTGGTCGCACTACCACCAGCAGCAAACTTCTTTACAACGCCACCCTTTGCCATACGCTTTGCGAACTTATCAGACAACGTAGCATACTTCATTTCCAGAGATGGAGATGAACTGATGAAGTCGTCAAAGCCCTGCATAGGACCGTCATAACCGAGCTTACGAGCTACGATTTCTTTTTGTTTTGCTGTAAAATTGTCAGCCATATCTTACCTTTTTAAGCTACCAAACCTTGGAGATACACAGTTCTACCATTTTGTCGAACCGCTGTCATCACTTGTCGTTTAAGATTGTTACTGTCGTATGAAACATGAACCCAACCACTATCAGGAATACCTTGTGTATAGAACTCTAAAATCAATTGTGTGAATTCAAAGTTGTCTGCTATATATTGTGCAAGCTCTGCATTGGCTACACCGGGTATTTCAATGTCAGCAGCTTGTCCTTTGCAGTGATCGCTAGTACGACTACCACCAACGGCAGCATTAACATCAGGACTACGATAGCCACTATTGACTTTAATACCAACACCATAAGCATCACGCAATGGTTGCAACACTTGTTCACACAGAGTAGTCAGATTATGCACAACTTCATCGCTATGTGGTGTGTTGTCCATATCCCTGCGTGAAGCTGTCTCACTCTTAATCATCTCATGCAAAGAGAAGTTGTTAGTCAGCATTGTCATTTTTTCTCCTTAGTTGTAGGCCAAGCATCTCTCAAGGCTTTCGCATCAACTGCGTGTCCGTCAGCGAGTCTTGCCATTTCTTCAAGAGCAACTGTACACTCTCCGAATACGGACGTTGAGGTTGTGGCGTAGTCTCTAACGGCGGGGCAGGTAGCTGTAGTGATGGCGGTGGTGGCACGGTTTGCTTCGACGCGCACCCGGTGAAGCTCAATACGAGCAGCATCGGCAGCAAGAGAGTTTTTACGAATTTGTTGTTGAGCAGCTTTGAGAGCATCATCTTTCTGTCCTTGTAAACGAGCAGCTTCTTTAGCCACCTCTGTTGTTGCAGCCGCTACAGCGGCAGCGTTAGTTGCTTCCATCTCAGCAATGGTTGCATTCATTCTCCAACCCTGAACAGCAAAGCCACCAAAGAAGGTGGCAATGGCTATGACAATTGTGATAATAATATTCACAGAGGATGCTCCTGTTGATAGGGACGTGGCATAGGACGTGGGGGCGGAGGAGGTGGCATATGCTTTGGTGCATCTGTCATCTTACCACGAACATATGCTGTAGCAGCCATGAACGCAACAACAACTGTACCCATTGATGCAGAGAATGTGGCAACCAAACTCATTATGAGTGTCACCTTTGTTGGCTCTACAAAACCTGATGCTAAATAAATAATGAGGATGAACGGAAGAAACAATGCCAACCACGCCATGATGCGTTGTTGATCAGCAAGCTTGTCCATGTTGTCAATCTGCAACATCTTCTCGCTGCGGTCAAGCTCTTCATCTGTTACAACACCATCATGATTCATATCAAAATCATTGTAGATAGAATGTTCTTGTAGTTTTTTACTCATGATCTATCTTTGAATAATGTGATAATGATTATTGTAAAGTAAATAGAGAAGGCCAATACACCTGCCAAAACACTCCACCACAATCCTTCAATGATACGATTGCGCCGCATCATCTTGTTTCTGATTTCTTCTTCGACAGCTTCTTTACGTTGCTTAGCAGCTTTAGCCTGAAACATACGCCAGTCGTCAATGAGTCCCGGCCTACCGCTGTAGGTCATAGCAAGTTCAAGTTGTTCTTTCTGCACTCGAATTTGTTCAAGAGCAAAGAATTCTTCAGCGTCTGTGTTGACAGTATCACCTGACTTATCTAACAAACGCTTACGTAATGTTGCTTCACTGTCTAATAATTGTGACAATGCTTTACCAGCATTCATTAACTCACCAGTGTTTGCTATAGTTTCTTTAATGACAGCAAATGCGGCGTTGGCTGCGGCGAGTTCTACCAACATTAACGCAGCAACCTTTCACCAACAAAAGTGAGGAAGCCTCCGAAGATTGAAGCAATGGTCATACCCATCCAGAAACCACCCTTGCTTTGATTGGCAAGTTGTAACAAAGCTTTAATATCAGCATCCATACTATCAACCTTCTTAGTGAGGTTGTCTACAGTACTAATTAGTTTTCCGTATTCAACGGGATCAATAATATCGCTCATATCAGACTCAGCAAGGACCAACAGTAAATTGGTTAGGTTGACAACGTGGTACACACGGACCAATTACAAAACCATCAGTACACCAGTTTGGCTCGGGAGTATTAGGTTGAGTACTAATAACAGGAGTTGTTACTATCGCTACAGGACCGACCACTGGACCAGTGACAAAGCTCACTGTAGGACCAACTACAACCGATGGAGGCTGAACAGGAGTAGGACCGACCACAACCTGAATATCAGATGGACCAATCATAAACGGGGCAGGCAATTCAGTGTCTGCTGACAACTGAACAATCATTGTTGCTGGTTCAGGCTCAGAACCGCCACCGCACCCAACTAGGGTCAGTGTTAGTGTACAAAGGATAGTTGCGATGATTTTCATAGTTGCTCCGGTAGTGTAAATTCAATCCAAGAAAGGGTGTCTTCATCCCACTGGTAGCCACGCACGCCCTCGGGCCACGGCTTTTCCGGGGCAGGGACCGGAGCACACCACAAGTAGGTGAAGCTGTCCAAAGTCCAAGATGGGTAAGGTTGAGGCGTGAAAAACCCCACCCCATCCCATGTGTAACCAACCCCTGCGTAATTCTTGCGGAACGCCTTGGACTGATCTGGATCGGGATCGTTTGTGCCGGGGGTGTAATAGATACCGCCCCGGGTGTTGTAGCTGGTTTGAATCCAACTTGCGGGATCACCCCAGTTGCCTGTGTCGATCTCTGCTTGGTCAATGACCAGCACTTGCTGGACGACATTGTTTTCGTCAATTTGTGCAAAATGTGCCATGGCGATTACGTTGTAAACGTCCCAGAAGAAGTGAAGGTGTGATAGGTGTACCCACCGGCTGAAGTTACTGTGCCACCGGTCGCAACTTGACTGCCTGCGTAGCGAATGATCACAATGCCGGAGCCGCCGTTGCTTCCGCTACCGCCGCTACCCACAGAGCCTGCCCCGCCTCCGCCCCCGGTGTTAGTGGTGCCAGCCGTGCTGTAAACAACAAAACCAGAATTGGCCCCGTTTCCTCCGCCCCCAGCGCCACCTGCGGTGCTGCCATAAGAAGTTGACTGACCCCCGCCACCGCCAGCATAAGTAGAGCCATTCAGCCAAGTTGAGCCTGCGCCGCCCGTACCCGCAGCGCCTGCGGCACCTGCACCGCCGCCGCCACCGCCAAGAGGGTAGCCAGCGGGGAAGTCAACAGGCCCCCCGTTATTACCTTGCCCTGATGTCCCTGTGCCGCCATTGCCGCCCCCAGACCCGCCCGATCTACCCACTGAAGACCCGCTGTTATAGCTATTCGCTCCGCCGCCGCCACCCGTAGAAGATAGGCTGTTAAAAGACGAAGCCCCACCATCACCGCCAATATTGGCAGAACCCGCACCGCCAGCACCCACCGTAACGGAAAATCCTGTGCCTTTTGCAACCCCGGCAGATTGCGTTCTATATCCACCAGCACCACCACCACCGGCTCCAAACCAAGCGCCTCCGCCACCACCACCGGCAACAACCAAGTACTCAACATTCAGGGCGTTCGACTTGCCGTACAAGGAACTCATGCTCCACGTTGTACCGCTGCCACCGACACCTGCAAGGGTTCGGACGTTGGTTTGGTTCATCGAAATGGTCGCGGTCAGGCTCAGGCCAAGTTCTTGCGCAACACTGACCGGGCTTGATGTGCCCCCCATATTCAAGGGGCCGCTTGCTGGCATTGTCATGATTAACCTTTCGACTCAAGGGCGGCTAACCGGGCTTCAAGCGCGACAACGCGCTGGGCCAATTTTACAGCGGCGACCAGCGCAGCGTTACCGTATGCGACAGACAAGCGGCCATCTTCGCCTTCCATCACAGAGTGCGGCAGAAGCTCTTGCAGTGACTGGGCCGAAACACCATCCTGAGTGAGTTCAGCATCCGTGCGGTCAAATGTGCCATGCTTAACTTTTGCAAGACGTTCAATAAAATCAGGACCGTAGCCGCGCCAGTTTGTCTTAACTCGCTCATCAGAGTATGCCGTGACGTTTCCAGTCGCCGTAACAAAGCCAGATACGTTCAGGCCAGCAGCGCCGCTAAAATTAAAACTTGTACCGTCGTAATACAAATAAACACTACCGCCGTTGGTGACGAAGTAGTAAACACCCGTTGTGCCGTTTGATCTACGTGCAACAATGTCTCCAGCGCTGTTGACGCCCGACCCACCGGGAAACGATACAGTAGAACTGAACGCGCCGGTTGTTGCAGATACCGTGCCGCCAGATTGGTTTGTGGCAGTGGTGGCTGTTGTAGCGGATGTTGCACTGGTGGCTGTCGAAGCATTCCCGCTCAGAGTCGCAGTGATCGTGCCTGCACTGAAGTTGCCAGAGGCATCTCGCGCCACGACCTTGCTGGCGGTGTTGGCCGAGGTGGCATCCACCGCAAATGTGCGGGCAGCAGCGCCGTTGTATGTCCCGGCACTTGTCAGGTACGTTCCAGCCGTCAGAGCATTAGCAACAGACCCAGCAGAACCTGTAGTATTCTGGTTCAACGTAGGCACATCAGCGGCCTGAATAGCCGACATAACAACGTTAGTACCATCACCGCGCAGATATTGACCAGATGTGACAGCTTGTGCCACACGGTTCATTTCAGCTTGTGCTGTTGTATTACCAGTGCCACCATTAGCAACGGGAAGAGTACCTGTAACACCCGTAGTCAAACTGACATTGGTGATTGTGTTGTTACTACCATTGATTGTTTTGTTGGTCAGCGTTTCAACACCCACCAAAGTGACAAAACCAGCAGAGGTCAATGTTGCCTGCGACCAAGCACTACCTGTCCACAAAAACAATTCATTGCTCGTAGTATTCCAATACAAAGCACCAGTCAACAGCGCGTTACCATCATTGTCCAGTGTAGGCGCTGAAGCCTTCGCACCAAGATAACGATCATCAAAGCTGTCATAGCTTGCAGCAGCAGCGGCTGCACTAGCACTGGCTGCATTAGCAGAGTTACCTGCATTGGTTTCAGATGTAGAAGCGTTGCTGGCTGAAATAGCTGCAGCAGCAGCAGAGGCAGAGGCAGCGGTAGCGCTACCCAAGATACCATCAACATACACTTTGGTTGTTGCATCAGTATCAACAGTAGGTGTGCCCAATCCTGTGATTTTGTTAGCGCCCATTGCGATGGCACCAGACATTGTGCCACCAGTCAGATTGAGCTTCAGAGCATCAGCAGTGTCAACATATGTCTTTGTTGCTGCGTCAGTACCAGCAGACGGTGCAGCCAATCCAGTGATCGAATTAGCACCCATCGCAATAGCACCGGACATAGTGCCACCTGACAAACTGAGCTTCAACGCATCAGCAGTGTCAACGTAGGTCTTTGTTGCTGCGTCAGCACTCGACGTAGGAGCACCCAAGTTCGTAATCTTGTTGCCACCCATTGCCAACGCACCCGTCATGGTGTCGCCAGCTTTGCTAACCTTTGTAGCAATCTCGTTCGTCACTGTGGTGGCAAAGTTGGGATCATCACCCAACGCTGCAGCCAACTCATTCAATGTGTCGAGAGCACCGGGAGCGCTATCGAGCAGGTTAGAGATGGAAGTGTCAACATAACCTTTAGTGGCTGCATCACCTGTGGCAGTAGGCGTAGCCAATCCTGTCACTTTGTTGCCACCCATCGCCAAGTTACCTGACATGGTGTCGCCAGCTTTAGCAACCTTCAACGCATCAGCAGTGTCAACATACCCTTTAGTGGCTGCATCACCTGCATTGGTTGGTGCTGTGAGGTTGATGATGGTGGCAGTGGTGCCAGCATTCATGTTCAAGTTGCCGTTGATGACAACATCATTGAACGAGGAAGAACCGCTAGAGGCTGTGACATTACCTGTCAAGTCACCTGTGACATTACCAACAACAGCACCAGTGTGTGTACCAGTAGTGTTACCAGTGACAGCACCAGTCAAGCCGCCTACAAAACCTGTAGTAGCTGTGATGGTTGTACCAGTGATTGCTTGCGCAGAAGCACCACCAATAACAGCACCGTCAATCGTACCAGCGTTGATGTCAGCAGAAGCAATGACAGCAGCAGTATTCACTGTCAGGTTAGTAACTGTCGCAGCAGCAGGTGTTGTTGCACCAACAACAGTGTTGTCAATGGTGCCTGCATTGATGTCAGCAGTATCAGCAATCAAGCTATCAATGTTTGCTGTGCCATCAATGTACAGGTCTTTGAACTCCAATGAACTAGTACCGAGGTCAATGTCGTTGTCTGTTACAGGAACGATGGCACCATCTTGAACGCGCACTTGCTCAGTAGATGTGCCGCTGACTTCAACAAACACACCAACACGGTTGTTCACAGTGTCAACAGCTACTTTGTTCTTCGCATCAGCATCACCAATCAAAGGGACGTAATGACCCTCTGCTGCTGTACCATCATGCTTGTGTCCTGCCGTTTGCTCAAAAGCATCACGCAGTGCATTCAACTCGTTGTTGATTGGAGCAGCACGTACAACAGCCGTTGGTACGATGTCTGCTGAAGATTGTCTTACATAACCTGTCATGATATTCCTTATCGTCTATCATTCACGGAGTAGTTCAATACCAACCCCTGAATAGTGTGACTAGCATTTGTATCGTTTGTCACATATTTAAAAGCTATAGAAAAACCAGAGCCTGAAATATTTGTCTTCTCTACTGGTGACGGGTTGCCATCATAAATAGCAGCAGCATCGTATACAGCTTCGTTGTAATAAGCAGCAGCACCTGTTGTTGTCAACATATAGTTGGCTGGGTTAAACACGTTCTGGCTGTCTTCAAAATCATATGCAACACCTAACGAAATAGTTGAGGCACCTTCACCACGCAAGAATGTTGTGATGTTGTAAAAGTTCTTACGGATTGTAGGATCTTGAAAGTAGTAATAGGGGGTTTGGTAGATAGACAAAATGGGGTCACCATCAAAGGATGTTCCTGTTTCTTGTTTATACACTTTACCTGTAGCATCCCCGTGAATCACAATCTCATCAGCACCTATATAACCACTCGACACAGACGTTGCAGGAAAACCAAACAACTGTCCAAACTCGTAACTGAAACCACCATCGCGTTGACGCAATCCACCGATCAAACCAAACGTACCCTCAGTGGGTATGAACAACCTAAACTGTGACTTCTTACGAATGACAACAGAACTAACAAGTTCTGGGTCAAGGTCTTCAGCAACAATCTCCTGAAGGATGGCATTGATGGTAAACTGAATCTGCTTAGAGATTGTCTCCAACTCAACGTCACCGATTTTGTTTGTACCCGCCACTGGTCTGAAACCGTCTGGTCCCAAGAACAACAGATTTCCCCCAAGTTCTACCACACTATCAGAGGCTACACAGCCCAAGTTGGTAGTAACTTCACTGACTATAAAATCAGCAATGTTGGTGCCCTGCAAAGCCTTGATAGCATTCTTACCAAAGATGTACAACGTATCACGGAACGGTTTAATCTGTACAATCTCAAACCCTACGTTAATAACACCTGCACCATTGGCTGGGTTGAAATCTGTCTCAGCGAGTGGTGCAGAGAAGTACAGGTTAAACGGTTCAGAAGCCTGTCCCGCCAAGAACATGTGATTCTTAAATGACGATGCAAACTTTGGAGCCGTTGGAGCATTAGCATGTGTCACCTGTGTGTAGGTTGTACCATCATATGTTGCGGCAGGATTGATACCGTCTGTCAGAAACAGCTTGTTAGCAACCCAGTTGTAACGAAGCATCCTCACCTTCTTCACTCCCACCATAGTGACAGTGCCGGGAGTTGTTACAGCAACCCAAGCTGAGGTAGCGTTATTCCATCGGAAGAAGTAAGCAGTACCAGCCGAAGGTTTACGGCAAGCAAAGATGGCATCGTTAACACCTTCAGCAACAGCAACACCTAACACATTTCCTGTGCCAGTCACAGTACCATATGTGTTGGAATATCCGCTCACACGACGATACCCACCAGTAGTGGATGGTTCGTAATTGATGAGCTGTGTAGCCGAGCCGGGTTCTAGTTCACCTTGCGACAACACATCACGGTTGGTGTTCATACCACCAATCGATGTCACTTTGAAACCTAAGATGCGATCTGCCATTATTTCACTCGCTGTGGAACGCTAGAAGGCACGATCATTGTCGAACGCATGGACAACGGTTCATCCATCAACAAGCGGCGCATACTCTTAATACCCTGCTCAAATCTATCACGGTGAATATTAGCACTTTGTTCGTTAGAACGGTAGAGCATCATGTAAGTCATACCACCATCAATGATGACGTTGTCAAAACGAGTAGGGACAATACACACATCTGTGCTATTGACCATGTCGTCGGGAAACGTCCAGTACTTATATTCGATGACATAAGCTTGATCAGCAGGTGGTGTGACACCAAATTTACTATCCTGTGTCTGATATATGGCTTCGGGAACACCGTAACCACCAGCACCAGACATATCATCTTTAGGGCGATACTGATCCAAGTATTGCGTGTAAGGCATTACAGACAGACGCTTAGGTTCGTTGTTGGCGGAAGATAGTTGACGCAGGTAAAACGATTCCCAATCAACGCTAGAAAAGCTAGAAGGGAAACTATAAACGGACGTACCGTCTGTGGCGAGTGTCTGAGTTCCAGTGACTAAAGCGAAAGGCCATTCTTGTGCAGAATGCATCAACTCTTTAACAGATGAATTGATTGCCTGCTTAGCTAAAGCTTGAACGTTTCGAGCACCGTCGAATTCTGTGGAGTCCATATTGACTTCACCCATTCGTCGCAGCAATTCATTTGTTAAGGAGATGTATGTGGACATATTTTATAAGCAAGAAAGGGGTGAGCCTTTGACGACCCACCCCATAGATAACTTAGCTATTAAGCCAGTTGGTCGCGGTCAACTTCGGTAGTAGCAGGACGACCATCAACGCTCACCAGCACAGCCCACACACGCAGCGAACCAGAGGTAGGAGCGGTAGTAGCAGTGGCGATCAGCAAGTCGATGGTGTCAGCAGTGCCGATCACGACAGGTTGGAAAGCAGCAGCGTTCTGAGCGTAAGCGCCAGCAGCAGCAGCGTCACCGTCGAAGCCGTCAACGAACACGTCAGCGTCAACACCAGTCACGCCCAAGTCGTAAGTGGTGTCGTTGGACTCACCACCAGCAACGGTGATAACTTCAAAGCCAGCGTTCAAGATGACGGTGTTGGCGGGAACAGAGATGCACTCAATCACGTCAGCAGCAGCCAAGGCAGAACCTTTGGCGGTAGCAGCAGCAGCGAAGTCGATGACCTTGTCAACGACATAAGGCACAGGAGCAGCGGTGCGACCAGCGGAAGCGCCACCAGCGAGGGTAGTAACAGTAGCCATTTTAAATTTCCTTTATTGAGAGATGTGTATGTAGAAACGGGGAAGCCTTTTGAGCCTC